CGATGACTGTCTTCTCATCATCGAGTCCGATCAGTTGCAGTGGGTGGTTGACAACCTTCCGCGGATTTTTCTGACCTACGGTCAGGAACTTAAGCTTGAGAATATTGCTGCGTCACTCGAGGAAGTCGAGTGGTGCCAGAGCAAGCCAATTAGGGTGGATGGGACCCCTAAGTTTGTTCGAAACCCAGGGAAGGTGTTCAGTACAGCTCTTGGAGGGAGCAAGTACTTTACATCTGAAGGGGCCAGGCGTAAGCTTGTCAACACTATAGGTATGGCCGAGTTGATCTTGAATCTCGGTGTACCTGTGTTGCAAGAATTTGCGTTAGCTCTCCTTCGCAACGCAAGTACCTCCAAACACCTTCGTCTCGACGACGTGGACTCGATGTACTACAGAGTCCACAGAGAGTTAAAGGCCATGAACCTTCGCCAGTTGGAGCGTGTTGAACCACGCAAGATCACCGACGAGGCGAGGATGAGCTATGCGAAGGCGTTCGGGGTGTCTATCGACGACCAACTTGCTCAAGAGGCGTTTCTCAGAAATTGGAGCTTTGGATTTGCTTCCGAGGAGCAGTTGACCCAGGATATTGATGTGGCCACGTGGACAATCGAAACACATCATACCTGTGAGTTACACTCCTTGAGGGAATGAGTTCTATGAAACAAGCGAATTCCCAAGCCCGAAACCGTCTCCTCGCCAGGAGACGTGCAGCACAACGAGGTGGAGCTTCCACCGTCAGCGTGCCCTCTGCCATTGCGAACGAGGTTCGTGCGTACAATGGCCCACGCAATTTCAACGGTACCACCGTTGAAACTGGTCGCATCCTACTCTCGGATGTGGCCGGCTCCACGGGGTTTGCGTCGGTCAAATACGCCCTCAACCCAGGACTTTCCGAAGTCTTCGGCTCGCGTTTGGCAAACATCGCTTCTGGATATGAGAAGTACGACTGCGTCACTGATTTACACGTTGAGTACGTCCCATCCAAGGCGGTGACCACGACCCCAGGGACTATCTTCTTGGCCTTTGACTACGAC